TAGCTGTTCCGGAACCACCCCTCCGACAACCCGCTCTTCCATTTCCGGTATGTCCAATACCCGCTCGTCCCCTGCTCCTCCACGTAATCCGCTACGGCGGAGGCGGAGAGCCGGCTGCGTATATCCGCCAGGATCGGATCGAAGGTCGCTTTATTCAGCGGGGTTCCCTCCTGCGTGACGGCGGCCTTGCTGACGATCCGAACCTGCTTTTTTTCGCCGGTCTCCGCGTCCTCCAGCTCATACAGGTCGGCGTCGGCAGCCTGCCGGTCGAAAAATTCCTCGATCATACTGTCCCCCCTTACTGCGGCAAGAGCGCCGCTTCGCCGCTCTGTATCGTTCCGCACCGGACGATCCGGTATTCCATGCCGTCCAGCATACGCTTCAGCGCCAGCGTGTGCCGTTCGAGCGCGTTCGCGATGGCCGCTGTGAAAAAGCCCTGATCGGGCTGTTCCTCCAGCTCCGGCAGTCCATCCGGCACGTGGATCGCCTCCTCCAGCCTCCGCAGATTCCCAAGAATACGGTTCAGCTCGGACGCCGATAAAAAGTCCCGCTTTGTCCACGCCGTTTTCTCGGATATATCGACTTCATAGCCAAGCGATTCCATGCGCGTCCGTATTTCGTGGATGTTCCCCTCCACGCGGGTCAGATCCACGTCGAGGCTGTACACATCTTCCGGCATCCAGTCGGTTTTCGGCTCTATCCACATCAGGCCAGCACCTCCACCGCCGCCAGCAGGCCGCCGGTCAGGTCGATGTCCAGTTTGGTGACGTGGCCGGTCACCTCCCCGAACCGAGTGGGAACCGACACGCACGCCCCGCAGTCCAGCCCATCCCGCCACGGCGTGCGGAATTTGAGCCTCAGGCTATGGCCGTAGTAGGCTTTCATGGCCGTCATCACCGCCTGCGCATTGCTTTGTGTGATCAGGGGGATCCCTTGCAGGGCGATCGTCTCCGTTCCGTCTCCGCCGTCCCTCAGCATTGACGTCCCGTCCAGGGTGACAGGCCTGTAATCGCAGCTCATCGCCCCGGCGGACTCATACGACACGGAAACCCGGTCGCTGTATACCCGGAAGCTTGCCGCCCCTTCGCTCAGGCGCACCCCGGCCTCCGTGCCAAGGGCGCCGTTTAAAAACGGGTACTCCTCCACCAGACGGAACCCGCCTAAGGTGGAGGCCGCCCCATACCCCATCCCTTCCCAGCTCTCCGAGACCGAATAGCGGTATACCTCCAACTCGATCGCATCCGGCTGATCCATCCTGGAAACCGAAGGCTCCCCCAGCACCTCCCCCTGCGCGAAGGCCTCCGGGGAGATGGAGGGCGTGTCGATGGAAAGGACGCCGCCCCGCCTGACATGGGCAAAGCCTCCCGCCGACACGCATAGATGCGCCAGCGCCTCTTGCAGCGAAACAGCCGGTATATAGCCGGTCAAGCTGGATACCGGAAGCCCGTATGCGGCGGTATCCACCCCCAGCTCCGCTCCAATATCCCCCAAAATATCCTGCGGAGATTTCTGGTTGTAAAAGGGGGACTCCACCTGCTTGCCGTATATGCCGACAATGTCCAAAGCCGTCATGCTGGCGGCGCCTGGATTCGAGCACTCCCAGGCGTCGAGATAATACAGGCCCCCCGGGCTGCTGGCGCCGTCCAGCAGAAAATCGACATGCAGCCGCATCCCCCGGCGCAGATAGGCGTAAATCCCCGTCGGGTTGACCGGATCCAGCCGTCCGTCCGGATCCAGCAACGTGAACCGCAGGCTTCCGGCGGGAACCGACGCGCCCGACAGATCCACCTCCTCGGTCACCGACGCCGACACCAGCGTGGAATTGTCGTACACCATCCGCTCGCCGAATTCGATTTCCTGGATCTTGACGTACCGGAAGGGCGCGTCGGTCTTTTGGCAGAGGATCCGCACCTGCGCGTAATCCTCCACATGCTGCTCCACAAACACTGTCCGGGCGGTGTTCACCGCGACTTCTTTGGCCGCCAGCGTCGCCCCGTCCGCGCCGATCCACAACACCGTAAAATCCGACAGATGGGTGGACACGTCAAAATGGAGGGTGATGCCGACGCTGGTGTGGAGAGTCCCCCCAAAATCGCAGAGCAGCACCGGCGGCACGGAAAAGCCGCCGTCCGCCTCCGACAGCGCCGCCGACCAATACCCCATATAGAGCCCCGGCGCATCGGGAAAGAGCCGGAATCCTTTGTCCAGCCTCACCGCGTCCTGTTCCCCGGTGACATACTGCCGCAGGGTGGGGTTGCCCGGATCCTCGTTCGGATCGTCCGGGTACATCCCGTCGGTCAGTTCCCCGTAATCGACCCAGCTCTGTCCAAGCGAAGAAAAGGCGGCGTCCCGCGCCGCCGTTTCGTCGAACGCCTCAAAATAGATCCGCGCCCCTGTTTCCATACGCCCTTACCTCTCAATGATGGTCGCCTTGAGGCTCTGCCAGCGGGCTTCACAGCCCTGCCCCATGTCCCAGTACGAATACATCGTGACCCCCAGATCGGCCCCGAGATACCCCTCGAAGGTGTGCATCGTGCCGTCCGGGTGGGGCAGGGTGAAGTCGGCGAATTCCGGCAGCCCGGCCAGGGTGTTCCACAGGGAAAGGAAAGCCGCGCTGTCCGGCATATAGGGCCAGTTCAGGGTATATTTGAGCTTCTTGGCGGCGATCTCCCGGTTGAGCCGGCCATCCATGGAACGCTCCGCGTACTTGTCCAGCACGTTATAGGCCACCTCCAACCCCGCGGGGCTGGGCAGCCATACCCCATTCACCGCCAGCAGTTTCCCTTCCGCCATGCTACACCACCCTCACAACCGACGGCCCGCGCCGCTTCTGTTCCGCTTCAAAATACCCCGTGGAGGCCTTGGCCAGCGTTGTGCCGTCCAGTACCAGCGTCGGGTTTATCTGCAACACCGCGTCCAGGATGCCTTGCAGGAGGATCACCGTTTCCCGGCTTGAGCCCGCATCCTGGATCCCCCGTGCGATCTCCGCATAGACGCCGGGGTTCAGGGGCAGCACCGCCTCCCGGTCGCTCCCCTCGCCGATGAGCGCCAGGGTCGGGCCCACCGCGAGGCCGCCCGCCGCCAGCTTCGGGATGAGGGGCGGTTCCGCCGGCATGGAGAAGCCCCAATCCTGCCCGAACAGGCTGCCGAAGGCTTCCACCAAGCTTCCAAGCCCATTGACGATCCCCGCCGCGACGCTGTAGATCGCGCCCCAGAGGAGGTTGAGCCCGTCGATGATGAGATTGACGATCCCCTTGACGATACCCCAGATGCCGTCCCAGATGCCTTTAAAGAATTGCTGGATGCCGCTCCAGGCCTTTTCCCAGTCGCCGGTGAAAACGCCGGTCAAAAAGTCCATCAGGCCGCCCAGCGCCTCCAGGATGCCGCCGATCACGTCCGAAACAACGCCGATGACCGTCCCGACGACGTCCCCGATGGTGCCCACCACATGGGACACCACCGGCCCCACCGTCGTGACGATAAAATCCACCACCGGCTTTATCCGCTCGTTCCACAAAGCGAGGAGGAACTCCGCGACGCTGCCGAAGAAATCGGTCAGCTTGTCCCACAGGGGCTTTAGGTGTTTGTCCCAAAGCCAGGAGACGGTGCCCGCGATGCGGTCGAAGATGGGCTTGATGATGTTTTCATAAAGGGTATCCCACAGTTCGCGCAGGGATTCCTTGAAGCGGGTGAAGCCCTCCAGGATCCCGGCTCCGTGCTCGTCCCAGGCTTTTTTCACCCCGTCGAACACGCCGACAGCCACCGTCTTATACTGTTCAAACGCGGGGGTGAGGATGTCGTTCGTCACCCGGGCGGCTTCGCCGCAGGCAAACGCAAAATCGGCGGAGAAGGTATCGAACAGCACCGGCATCACGTCCCCGAAAATCGGGGCGAAGGTTCCCGAAAAGGCGTTGGCCACCGTGGGGACAAACTCCCCGGTCAGATACCCGCCGAGGGGCGCCAGCGTGTCGTCCCAGAAAGCCGAGGCGCTGTCCCTGACCCGCGCGAAGGCGTCGAGCGCCGGCTTTTTCAGCCCCTCGAAGGCCTTTCCCCAGGCGGAAACGGCGGGGGCGAATTTTTTCTGCAGCGACTGCGCGACGTCGGAAAAGGCATCTTTAATGCGTTTGGCCGCCGCCTCCGCTCCGGAGGTGTCGATGGCGGGGACGTCCAGCCCGCCCGTCTCCAGCGCCGGGACGGGCGACGCCGCCGGCGCCGTGTCCGCCGTGCCGGAGGCGGCGGGCTGCGTCAATACGCTGAGATCGTCGAACCCGGCGAGCGCCCCCTTGGCCGCTTCCCCGGCCTCCTCGGTCTGCGCCGTCAGAGTCTCCATAGAGGCGGCGGCCTGCCCGGCGGATTCGGCCGCGGCCTGGACGGACTCGCCTGCCGGCTGCCCCCGCAGGGCGGCGAACAGGCTGTTTATCCAGCGTACAGCGTCCGCGACGGCCCCCACAAGCTGGGTGATGAGGGGGATCACGGTTTCGGCCAGGGGGGCGAACGCCCGGCCCAGCTCCAGCTTGAGGTTGGAGAGCTGGGCGCTGAAGCCCATCAGGGAGGTGGATCCGCCCCCGGCCAGGGAGTCCCCGAATTTGTCCGCCGACTGCTCAAGGATGGCGAACAGGCGCACCTGCTGCTGCTCCTGAAAGGTGAGCTGCTGCCAGCTGCGGCCGTTGGCCAGCCGGTGAAAGGCGTCGGTGGTCTCGAGCAGGGCGACGTTGACGTTGACCCCCAAGTCCTCGATGGCCTCGGTGTTGCCCAGCAAGCCGGAACGGATCCGCTCGCTGACGTCCTCCACGGTGCGGCCGGTGCGGCTGGCGATGACGGCGGAGGTCTCGATGAGCTGCTTGGTGTAGGCGGTGGAGGCGGCCGTGTCGGAAATAAACCCGGACAGCAGGTTGCTGTAGGCGTTGCCGTACTGCACGGCGGCGCTTTCCGAAATGCCGAAAGCGGCGGCGCTGGTCTTGGCCCAGTTCAGAAAGGCCGCCTGGCTGCTTCCCATGGTGCGGCTGAGGTTGGACACCTGGGCGTCCACGCTCATGGCTTCCTTGGTCAGCCCGGCCAGCCCCGTCACAATCCGCCCCACCGCCGCCGTAATGCCGGCCGCCTGGATGGCCTTGCCTATCCCGGAAAAGGCGGAGGAGGCGGATTTCCCCGCGGCGGAGACCGACGTCTGCATCCGGTCGGCCGACTGGCGGATGGAGCCGGTCGCCTTCTGGGTCGAGCGGCTCATGGAGGACAGGCTGCTTTTGGCCTGGTTGGCCGCTTTGGTCAGCGCGCTGAAATCGGCCCCGCACCGCACCATCAGGTTTTTTACGACGGCCATTCCCCCGCCTCCTTTCTCGTATCGGTTCCGCCGAACCGTTCATTGAGGGCTTCCGCCATGCGGAGCATCTGCCCGTCGGTCATGGCTGGCCGCGTTTTCCCGGCGAACACCCGCTCAAAGGGGGGCACCCGCTTCATCCATACAAAGCGGGAGGTGAGGAAGGCCGCGAGGTAAAGCGCCTGCTGCCGCTCCTCCCGCTCCCTGTCCAGCCGTTCGCGGAAAGCCCGCGCGTACATCTCCAGCTCGCGGGGGGTCATGCTGTCAAACTCTTCGACGGACAGCCCCATCCGGGCGGCGGCTTCTAGGCTTTCCTGCCAGTCCCATCCGCCGCCCTCTTCGCGTTTTTTGCCGTCTGCGGATCCGCCCCGCCGGCGGCGGGGAAGGCCGCGCTGATGGCCGCCGACAGCTTTTCATAGACCACGCCGGGCGGCGCCAGATCCAGCAAATCCTCCATCTGCTCCAGGCGCAGGGTTTCGCCGTGGGCGGCGGCGTCCTGCTCCAGCATGAAAAAGAGGAGCGGCTCGATTTCCTCCGGGTGGAGGACGGCCTCCTCCACGTCCGCGATGGATTTGCCGGTATGGGCCGCCCAGCGTTTCATGGCCTTGTGCCCGAACCGCAGCTCCCGAACGCGGTCGAGCTCGATGGTAACGGTCGGGTTGTTGTCCTTTGTCATCCCGCGTCCCTCCCGCTTCAGCCGGAAACGGCGGCCAGGGTGGGCTTGCCGGATACCTTGATGGTGCAGCTAAAGCTGACCGCCCCGTCCAGCTCCGCCCCGGTCTCGACGGCGGTCACCACCCCGTCAAACGTCCATTTGCAGGCCATGGCGGCGGGGAACACGATTTCGCATTCCGTGATCTCCCCCGACTCAAAGCCGGCGTACAGCGCCTTTTGCCCCAGATCCGTGTAATCGAAATAGCCGGACAGGGAGACCTCCCCGCCGTCTTTGAAGCCGCCGATAAACTCCTTGTAGCCGTCGGCGTTGTCTAAGGTGGTCACGTCGATGGTGTCGGCGGAGGCGGATACGCCGCTGATGCTGGACAGCGCGCCCACCGCCTGTTCTCCAAAATTGAAAACGGTGCCTTTTGCGGCCGTTTTTGCCATGTTCATCCATCCTTTCTGCCCGGCGGCACGCCCGCCGGGGGTTAATGCTGGAGGGTCAGCCCGATGATTTTCCGGTACGCGCCGATCTCCTCCTCGTAAAGCTCCGGCTGTTCCTCCCGGATA